GATTCGTTTGTTCTCGTTTCGGATAAAATCGACAAGATTTTTTTCGAGCACTCACCGCCGCTCTATATATAGAAAAACCTCGATTCCTTTAAAACGCGCGAAAATGTCTCAAAACAGATCACAGTCTGAAGAGACCAGAGCTCATTTAATCGCGTTTATTAGATCGAACTGAATCGACTTAATGGATGAGTCGAGTTGGATTCTGAATTCATGAGTCGAATTCGAATTCGAAACTAGAACTTATAGCTCAAACCTCTAGTGCAAGGACGCCAGACGATGAGAGAGACGCTGAGACAGACAGACGAGACGGGCCGAGGCAATGGCAAGGCTATAGAGCAGCTACATGGCCAGCCAGCCAGCCAGCCTACCGGGGGTGGGAGTGCAGTGCTGGCTGCTGCTACCAGTACTATCCCTCACAAAATCCCTCACCCTCGCGCAGGGGAAAAATTTCAACTCACATTCATAAACAACCAATCTCACAGCCTGGAGTGTTCGCAATCACATCGGCCTCTCCTCGGGGATAGCTCGCAATGAGGGGGAGATCTGTGAGTTTGTATAAAAGGCCCGCCTTGAATCCCATCTCCCTCTTTCTTATTGAAGTGGTCTCATGTTGATCCCTAAGACTTTTGCCATCAACGGGTCTATTTGGAATGTCGAGTATAAGTGGAATTTGACCTACAACAAGCAGCCGGTTGACGGTCTTTGTGATCCTGTCTCTAAGACCATCTTTATCGACCGTTCTCTCTCTAAAGAAGACAAGTTTTGGACATTTGTTCATGAGTGGATGCACGCGGTTTTAGAAGAAAACGGCATTGGTCACAACTCAGAAGATCCAGACAACAAGCTCACTACTGATCAAGAAGATCGAATCATTGCGACTTTTGAAGCTGAGATTAAGAGAAGTTTTAATATCAAGTGGAGAAAGGCTTTATGAGTCACAAGCTGCCTGAGGTTAAGCCGATCATTGCTATTAAGGATAAGAACAATCCCAATAGTGCGATCAACATAGCGCCTCAGAGTGTATCTCGTGCGATTGGAATGATCCCTGATGAGTTCTTTGAGTTAACTCCTCATGAGTTGCAGGAGAAGTTTCGTAAAGAGCGTCAGGGCAGATACACAAAAGATACAGAGATAGAAGAAAAGCTTAGGATAGCTTTTTGGCGAGAATACGACAGGGCTAGTGATTACGGATCAATGATGCAGATTGAGCGGATCTGTAGCGGCATTTGTCACATCAGTGTTTTTAATAAGGCAATGACGAACTCTTACCGTGCTGCTTATATTTGTTCTCCCCCTGAAGATTATATTACGACAGTTCAAGAACTCCTCAAAATTGGTTTAGACCAGATCAGAGACATTTTACTTCAGCCTCATGTTGACGAGCAGGGAAGGCCACAGCCTCGTATGGCTGATGTGAAGATGAAGATTGTTGAATCTCTCACAAACAGAGTTAAGGGCATGGTCGCTCATCGAGTAGAGACAAAGAATTTAAATGTGAACATGGATGCAGACAATGCTCGTCCAAAAACAGAGGTCAGTCACTTAACTGATCCAGACGAGATTGATCGTCGTCTACAGGAGTTACTAGAAAAGCCATCAAGTAAACCTGAGACGATTGATGTCACGCCGAAAAGCTAAGGAGCTGGTTAAGTTAATAGCTCAGGCATACGAGTCTGCTGAGTGGGATGTGGACATTCACAGGGAGTTAATGGGTGAGAGAAAGTGTTTTAAGTGTGGTTCGGATGAATTTGAGGAGGCATTAGACACTCATAACGGCGTTGTGTATTGCTGTAGTGATTGTCCTGATTATGACAAGCTCAACTGAGACGAATCGATTAAACAAGATAAAGCAGATTCAGCTTCTTGAGAGGAAGAATGAACTTAAAGAGGGTTTGCCTCATCTTTACGGTTTTAAGCTCTACAGTTGGCAGAGGGAGTTCATTGAGTCTACCAACAAGGTTAATCTTCTTTGTGCTGGCAATCAGATTGGTAAATCTAGCTGCAATCTTTTAAAGATGATTCATTGGGCAACAGAGCCAACACTTTGGCCGAAGTTGTGGCCGCATAGAAGACCGCAACAGTTCTGGACGCTTTTACCTACTAAAGACATTCAGACTACAGAATTTAGAACAAAGATTGAGCCTGAGTTTTTGCCTCGTGGTGAGTTTAAAAAGCATGGTCAGTACGCTTGGGAGCCTGAGTTTAGAAACAGGTATCTTTGGGCTATTCACTTTATCAATACTGGTATTTCGATTTATACGCACACTTACGAGCAAGATGTTCATCATCTTCAGGCCGGAACAGTTGATGCTTTATTTGTTGATGAAGAGCCGCCTTGGGAGTTGATGCCTGAGCTTCTTATGAGGACTTCAGGCACGAATGGATATTTTTCTGCTGTTATGACTCCCACAAAAGGTCAAGAGCAGTGGAGAAGGGCTTTTGAGGTTAAGGGTCATGGAGAGGTTTTCTCTGGTGCGTTTAAAAAGAAGGTAAGTGTTTTTGACTGCATGAAGTATGAAGATGGATCTAAGTCTTCTTGGACTGATGAGCGAGTTGCTCAGATGATGAATAAGCTCGGCACTCAGCAGGAAATTGACCTGCGTATTTACGGTAAGTTTGTCGTTCAAGATGGTTTAAGAGTTCCGGCATTTGATAGAGAAAAGAACATCATAAAGCCAGTCAAGATTCCTGATGAATGGTATCATTTCGCTGGAGTAGATATTGGATCTGGCGGACTTGCTCACCCTCCTGCAATTGTCTTTGTGGCTGTTAATCCAACGTACACTAAAGCGTACATATATAAGGTTTGGGTTGGTGAGAAGACCCGTAACTACACTGTCACTGACATCCTAGAGCAATACGCAGAACTCAGGGGTGATCAGGTGATGACTGGTCAGTATTACGACTTTGCATCTGCTGAGTTTGGACTTGTGGCTAGTCGGGCCGGTCTAGGATTTGAGAAGGCAGAAAAGGGCCATGACGTTGGTTATCCGTTACTTAACTCTCTCTTTAAGAACGACATGCTCAATGTTTTTGATAACGACGGGTCTCTTACCCTTATCACTGAGCTATTAAACCTCAGGCATGATTCAAAGAAATTAAATGACGATACCGTCGATGCGCTGAGATACGCGATCAGTAAACTCTCTTGGAATTTTGAGATGATCAAGGGTGAGTATTCTCCTCCCTCTAAGAATAAGTCAAAGCAGTCTGATGAGCGCCTGTTACGTCCACCAAGAGAAGAAGAAGCAGAAGCTAATTTGTACGACCCGGCTCAAGAGATTGAAGCCTGGAATGATATTTTTAATGAATTAAACAGCGGGGAGGATTTCGATGAATACTGAATTAACAGCAAAAGATGTCTGTTCAATCATAAAGGCCTGTAAATGTTCTGGTGTTACTGATATAAAAATTGGTGAGATTGAGATTAGCTTCAAGAAAGAAGCGTCTTGGCCTGAGGCTTCTCTTTATGCCTCACTACCTAAAAACAACGCAAACAATATCTCTCAAACAGAAATGACAACAGAGCCTTCTGTTGCTGCTGATGAATACAATTATCAGCTTGCTATTGATGACCCGTCTGCATGGGAGAGAAGTCAATTAGAGGAGTCGGACCGTGGTTGAATCTAAAGATGACAAAATGAATATTGGTAAATTAAACGAGATGTACACAAAAGCTGAGAGTGTAGACTCTGAGCTTTATAGTGAGATGCGATCTAACTGCCTTCTTGTAGCTGGTAAACACTACAACAAGTCAGCAACTAAGCTCTGGAATCGTTTTCGATCTACAACAGTCGATAAAGATACAAAACTTCGATTAGTAAAGAACCATGTATTTAGAATTGTTCGTACTTATCTCAACGAACTCCTAAGACATGCTCCTGGGGTTAGGCCGTTTCCTTCTAACGACAATGAGCTTCAAGACGAGAAGGCAGCAGAGTTAGCTAATTCTGTATGGCAGCACGCTAAAGATAAATACAATATCAACAGCAAGGTTCGTCAATGGGCATCAAACTATATTGATTTAGGCGAGTGTGCAGTAAAGATTTTCTGGGATCCCACAAAGGGCAGATTCATTGGTTATGAGCAGGAGCTTGATGAGAACAATCAACCTTTGTTTACCGACCCTTCTGGTAAAGACAGCCTGACTCCTCAGTCAATTGATAATTTAACTGGTCAAGTTGTAGAGAATAAACCAAAAGCATCTCAGAGGGCTGTGTTCTCTGGTGATTTTGTGTTTGAAACTATCTTTGGTTTTAACTTACTCAGAGACCCAAGAGCTGAATCCATTGAGGATAGCGAATATCTCATCAACCGCAAGATGGTTGACCAAGATAAAGCTAAAGCTCTTTGCGGTGGAGATGAAGATAAACTCAAATTTGTTGGTGAGTCTGGTAAAAACACCTTCAAAGTATTTGACGGCACTAAAGGCGAATACATTGATGGCAAGGGCCAGGTCATGCTGAGAGAGTATTTCTTTAGACCTTGTCAGAAATATCCAAAAGGCTATTACTTTTTAACAACTGAGCAGGGAATTCTGCACGAAATGGAGCTACCGTTTGGTGTTTTCCCGATTGCCTGGGCTGGGTTTGAGGAGATTCCTACTTCACCACGAGCTCATTCAATCATTCGCGTATTAAGGCCGTATCAAGGTGAGATTAATAGGGCTGCTAGTGGTATCGCCACAGCACAAGTCACTCTAGGTGACGATAAACTCGTCACTCAAGCGGGTGCTAAGGTCACTCAAGGTGCTGGGCTCCCTGGGGTTCGTCAGATTTCTGTCTCTGGTGCGCCTCCTACAATTTTACCAGGTCGTTCTGGTGAGCAGTATTTTGCTTATCTTCAGGCTCAGATCTCTGAGATGTATCAAGTTGCTAACATTGAGGAGATGAAGCAAGAAGTTAACGGTCAATTAGACGCCAATGTTCTTTTGTTTAGATCTATGAGGCAGAAACAACGCTTTTCGATCTATGCAACTAAGTTTGAACACTTCTTAAAACAGGTTTGTTCTATTTATTTGCGCCTTGCTCAAAAGTATTTGCCTGACGAGGAGATGATCCGAATTGTTGGCAGACCTGAGCACGTTAACATTCAAGAATTTAAAACCATTGATGATATGAGTTATGCGATTCGTCTTGAGCCTATCACTGAAGACTTAGAATCAATGCTCGGTAAGTCTCTTCAGATTCAGCAAGTGCTCCAGTACGTCGGTAAAGATCTACCGTCTGAATCTCGTGGCGAGATGATTGCGGCAATGCCTTTCCTTAATAAAGAAAAGCTCTTCTCTTCACTGACTATTGATGCAAAGAACGCCGACTCAGACATCTTGTCTTTAGATCGCGGTCAATATGTTCAAGCAAGGAAGGGAGAAAAGCATGATTACGTTATTTCTCGTCTTTATGCTCGTCAAAAAATGCGTGATTACGATCTTCTCCCAGATCAAGTCAAACAAATGTATGAGCAAAAGATAAAAGAGCATTCCGACATGAAGGCAGAAGAGCTTGCTCAATTAAAGCAGCTTGAGATGGAGTTTATCCCAATGAAGGGCGCGCTCATTGGTATAGATCAATTTGTTGTAGTGCCGAATGCTCACGGCGGTAATAAAACAGTTAGAGCTAGAATCCCGTCTGATGCCGCTCAGTGGTTGATTGATAAGTTAGAACAGCAAGGCCAGATGCAACAACAGCTAGCGAACATGCCTCAGGCTGGAGTTGCTGGATTAGTTGACCCACTTCATCAACAAACGGGTCAAATGCAACAGCCCGGAATGCCACAACTAGAAAACAACCAAGGATCATCACAGCAGTTTCTCTCTCAACAGGGAGCACCACAAGTTAGCTAAGAAAACGGATGAGCATTGACGCCCATCTTTAAAAAAAGGAGTTTTTAATGGAAACGAGCCAAGGCACAGTTGCGTCCGAGGCAGCCTCTACAACACAAGAGAGCACAACACCCGTAGAAAGTACGGTGAGCGCATCTCCTCAACCAGCAGCACAGGAATCTGCACCACAACAAGCGTCTCAACAGAGCGGTTCACAGGCTGCTGTAGTTGTTAAGCCAGAACAACCATCGTATCAGCCAGATTATAAGTTCACTGCTAGTGATAAAGAGCATGAGATTCCAGAAATGTATCGTGCTCTCATCAAAGATAAAGAAACTGAAAAACAAATCAAAGACGTGTTCAGTAAAGCCTATGGTCTAGATGGCTATAAGCAAAAACATCACGGCTTGAGAGACGAATACGGTCAATATAAACAACAAGTTGCTCCCGTGATGAAGATCGCGCAAGAACTGGACTATTATTATAAAAAAGGTGACTTGGGCTCTTATTTTAAGACTTTAGGTTTCGATGATAAGCAGATAATGCAGTATGCGCTTGAGAAGGCTCAACAATTAGAGTTGTCGCCTGAACAAAAACGTGTATATGATGAGCGGGAAGCTGCAAACCGCCAACAGTACATGCTCGAAACGCAATTTCGACAAACTCAAGAGCGGTTAGACAGCATGATGATTCAACAAAGAGATGTTGAACTCAAAACTGTACTCTCTAAGCCAGAAGTGCAGTCTTTCGCTCAAGCATTCGACCGTCGAAATGGTCCTAATGCGTTTTATAACGAGTGCATTCAATGGGGTCAGGCAAAATTTGCGATTACTGGTCAAGATTTATCTGCTGATCAGGTAGCCTTAGAGATCATAAAGAAATTTGACTCTCCAATGCCACAGCCTATGCAGGCAATGCCGCAAACTAACCAGCTTCGATCTCCTGCTGAAGTACCAGTTATTCCCAACACAGGTTCAGGTTCTACATCTCCCGCGGCACGGGCGTTTAAGAGCTTGGACGAATTAAAGAAGTATAAGGCCGATAAATACGGCTGAATTTAAAATTAACAACTAACCATTGCCCGATAACTACGGGTCTGGAGTACAATCATGGCTGCTACAGCTAGTTATGGTGATTTACTTAAACGGTATACACCTGAATCATTAATCGAAAACGAATTCGCAAAACTCTCTTACATTTACGCCAACTGTGAGAAGGATAAATCATGGCGCGGTGGTACTTATGAAGTACCACTTTTGGAAGCTGGTTTTTCTAGCCTTCAATACGGCTCTTTAGCTGCATCAAACGACATCGGTGAGATGTCAGTAGCTTTAGGCACACAGACAATGAAAGAACTTTGGGGATCAATCCTCATTCGTGAATCTGACCTGTATCGCCATGGCGATCCAGAACAGAGCTATCTTGACATCATGCCTGGTCGTATTGAGGAGTTTGTTAAGTTTGCTCAAGAGCAAGTTACTGCTGGCTTCTTGGCTGGCGGTCGTATCGCTAAAGCAACTGGCAACGGCGCTGTTGGCGGCACTATTGCCGTTGATAAAGTATACCTTTTCCGCAAAGGAATGAAGGTAACAGTTGACGATGACAACTCTGCATCAGTCAGCGGTTATGTTCGCTCACTTGACGTGAACACCAGTGAATTAACAATCTATGACGCTCGTTCAGGTGGCGCTGTTGTTGATTTGTCTGCATACACCACTGCTCAAAACGCATTGGTTCAGATTGTTGGTACTGCATCAGAGCAGTTCACTTCACTTAAGAGCTACTTGCTCCCAGCAGCAGTTACTGGTGGATCTGCATCTGCTTACGGCTTAACAAAAGCATCGTATGCAGTTCTGCAATCACTCCAAAAAGATGCAAGCTCTTGGACTGTAAATACAATCTTGGATGACCTCCTTGATATGTACTACACGTTCAGTGAAAAGCGTGGACCGATCTTTAAAGAGATCTGGGTTCCGTTCGGCATGTTCAAGAACATTGCAAAGATTGTTGAAGTTGACCGTCGTTATTCTGTTCAAGATCGCAAAGCTGGGATCGGCTGGCAGTCTTTGGACATTATCGGCACAGACGGACAGGCGAAAATCGTCGCTCTCCGCGAAATGCCAAACGACACCGTTTACGTTGGCGATGTGAAGAACATCAAGTTTGCTGGTGCTGAGCCATTCAAACGCAAAATGTATGGCAAAGAAGAGTTCTACATGAATCGCGGCACTACTGGTCCAGAGATGATCTGTGACATGGCCCTGCGTGGTGACTTTATTGTTAAGCCCGCTCAGTGGGGAGTCGCATACAGCGTTCCTGCTGCTGTTGTTGCTTAATTAGTATTTTCTCTAGGGGGCGGTCATTACCGCTAGTGATCGCTCCCTTTTTAACAATGAAAGGAATTTCAAATGGCAGTAATGACGACGGCCAAAAAATATCTCTTAAATAAAATGAATCAGAGAGCAAAAAAAGCCGGTCTCGGTGATTTGCTTGCCGTGAATGTTGTCGCTTGCGGTCGGTTTACGACTGTTGGCGGTGATGCTAACGAATCGATCACTGTTTCTGATTGCGCCCTTCTTGATACTGTCATTGTGACGGTAAACACAGTTGGTGCGACTCCAAGAACAGTAACATCAGCAATCGCTGCTGCTGGATCGATCTCTGTAGTTATGTCTGGTGATCCAAGCACAGATCATATTTTGAACTATGTAGTTATTAGAAGCGTTTAGGCCACTCATTGTTGAGACTGGTCCTGGGGGAGCGGATCTCAACAATCCATTTAAAGCTCCCCCATTTTTAAGGATGAAGATGAAGAAAAAAGCAATGTCAGAGATGTCTGAACTGTCAGTCGACGCAGAAAATCCAAAAGAAGATCAGCAAGAGATGTGTCCGCATTGTGGCTCACTGATGAAGCCCGATGCTGGCCCAAAATCACTCTCTGACATGAAAAGACTAGCGGCAATCATGGGCGCAAAACGCCCAATGAGAAAGTGAGAAATAAATGGCAACGATTACTCCAACAATTACAAGCCCAAGTAAACTCAGAGACTACTCGATAGTTTATCAGTGGACTCCAATGACTAACTCAGGCTCAGACGTTGGTTCTGCTTTAGAGCTTCCTGGATGGGCTGATAGATCAGTTCAGATCACGGGAACATTCGGCACTGGCGGCACTTGTTTAATCGAGGGTTCAAACGACGGCACTAACTATGCGACTCTCAACAACCTTCAAGGTTCAGCGCTAAGTTTAACTGCTGCTGGAATTAAGGGTGTTGCCGAGATCACTCGCTACATTCGCCCGAGGATTTCTGCTGGCGACGGCACTACCTCGCTGACAATTACTATTCTAGCAAGAAAGGCTTCAAAATGAGCAAGATGCAAGCTGCGGCTGAAGATATTAAAAAGCTCGGTCAATACTTAAGTGGATTGATTGAATTTGCTGGTGAGTTAGAAAAGATGGGCTCACTTCAACAAGCTGCTAAAGAAGCTGAGAAAAGAATTGCTGATGTTAAAGCAAAAGAAGATCAGGCAAATGATGATCTCGCTCATGCTGAGTTAGCTCTAGATAAAGCACAAAAGAAATCTCAAGAGATAATCGATCTCGGCAATCACGAGGCAGGCCTTGCGATTGTTCGCGCTAGATCTCAAGCAGAGAAATTAGTTTTAGAGGCTGACAATAAGTCTAAAGAGATTTGCGCATTGGCTTTAGAAAAGAAAGTAAGTCTTGAGCTTCAGGTTCAGAACCTTCAAGAGAAAAAAGCATTACTCCAAGTAGAAGTTCAAGACGTGCTCTCTGTTTTGAATCCTCTAAAAGCAGAACTTGCTGCTCTTAAAGAAAAGCTAGGAGCTTAAGATGTCAAAAGGTAATACAACAGAAAACGATGTTTTAGAGCACTTATTTAAAGCAACGGCACTAAGCTGGGCAGCAAATGGTTCTGTATATATTGCCCTTCACACTGGCGATCCCGGTGAGGCCGGAAGTCAAACAACTTCCGAGTGCGCATTTGGCTCGTATGCCAGAGTTGCCGTCGCTCGAACTGGAGTTGGATGGACTGTCAGCGGAAACTCGTCAACTAATGCTGCAACGATTGCTTTTCCTGAATGCACCTCTGGATCTGAGACTGTGACTTATGTATCTATCGGCACAGCATCAAGTGGTGCAGGTCAGATCATTTATTCTGGAGCATTGAGCGCATCTCGCTCGGTATCTTCAGGTATTACTCTCCAGTTTAACGCTTCAGGATTAACAGTTACAGAGGATTAAAATGTTACCAGCAGATGCAGTTAAGAAATTAAAAGGTTCTGACGTAGAAAAGCGCGAGTTATTTGACTTCTTTGTTCAAAAGGCAATCACCGACACTCTTGAGGAGTGGGAAGGGATCATGCTTGAGAGTTTAAAAAAAGAACTCATCAAGCCAGCTAAACAAATCGTTGAGATGTCAGCAAACCTTCACGGATCAGCCGGAATGGTAGGGTAATGTTTCAGAACTTTAGAACGGCGGTAGACGCCTTAAACAATGGCCAAGAGCGGTTTGTCGCTTGGAGGAAAACTCCGAGTGCTGTGACCGTTGCTGGCCTTTGGTTTGACATGGCTCTATCGCCCGGTCAGCCTGCACCAATCTACTATGCAGGTTCACCGCAGACGAATCTTCAGATTGCTCAGAGTACAGACGGCGGCATCTATCACGGTAAAAGTGTTAGTCCTTCAAAGAAATATCTCTACAAGACAGTAATGACAGCAAACGCGGCAACTGGTCTACCTATGAGTGCATTCATAGTTGATTTGTTAATGTGCTATCCGTTCTGTGATGAATCAGCCCCATTGACTGAAGAACAGCCAATGACAAATAATTTTGCTGTACTCACAACATTTACCGCGAGCACTTCTACAGATCTTTTGACTCACTCTAATATTGCTTTACCAAATCTTGCTAAGGTTCAGGTAAGCAGCACAGTGACTCTACCGGCAGGACTCTCTGCTAGTACGGATTACTTTGTTATTAAAGTGAGTGATACGACTTGTAGACTTGCGACATCGAGAAATAACGCTATTGCTGGAGTTGGTGTTGATATAATTGACACTGGTTCTGGAGTTCATTCATTAAGATCACTTCTTCCTAGATATGTCGACGGTAACAATGTTCAAGTAATGGCAGTGTGTGTTGCAGCTGGTGCGGGAGTTGGCGGCACTACATTTACGATCAACTACACTAATCAAGACGGCACATCTGGCAGGACATCTGGCACAGTCACGATGAACACAGGAATTGCTAACGGTCAGATAATAGCTAATTGCGGCGGGACAACTGCTGCCGGAGCAATCCCCTTTATACCGCTTCAAGCTGGCGACAGTGGTGTGCGATCTATTGAAGGGTACACGATTCAGTCTGGCGGTGATATTGGTTTATTCACTCTAGTTATGTGTCGTCCGTTGGCTGAGACCATGATCTACGGAATCGACGCTCCAGTTGAGTGTGAGCATTATGTTTATAAATCAGTTTTACCGAGAATTTACGATGATGCGTGTTTGGGAGTGATCTGCAATCCACAAGGTGCACTCAACGCAACGATAGTTAATGGGACGATGAATTTCGTCTATACTTGAGAGGATGTTATGGCAGGGTTCAGCTCAGAAGACGGATATTTAAGCGCGGTAAGTGCGGGACAGTTTTATAAGTCTGTGTACGCCAAGGGTATGAACCCAACTGCTGCTGCCGTGGCTGGTGAGTCGCATTTTATGACTCGCGGTAACGGCACACCAACTGCGGCAAGTGTATTTAACACTGGCACTAACGCTACATTTCAGCCGTTAACATACTCGACATCAAACAACTCATCAATCTACGCTGGACCTGATATTCAATCATCTGGTTACTATAAATATTTAGTTTCTGGTTCGGCTGGTTCAGGTGCTGCGACAACGATGCCCGCAACTCTTCTTTTGGTTGATTGCGTTGCCTTTTACCGACTCACTTCAAACAACATCACGACCTCGCAAGCTCTAACGAACACGATCACAAGCACAACGAACACGATTACTTCAGTAACTGCGGCGAGTGACTATGTAGACCACACATTCTACAACTTACTTCCCTATACCCGTGTCCAATTAACAACAACCACGACTTTACCGGGTGGTTTATCTCTTGCGACTGACTACTATATTATTAAGATCTCTGACACTCGTTGCAGCTTTGCTACAAGCTATGCCAACGCTGTTGCTGGAACTGCTATCAACATCACTGATGCTGGCACTGGCACTCATACTATCAACACTCTTTTGCCGCGATATACAAATGGTGCTGGAGTGCAGGCGCTTCATTTCGTGAACAGTTCTTCTGCAATGGGCACAGGTGCTGCTGTACCGACACTGCCCTCTTATACAAACTCTGCTCAATCAACTGGTAGAGCAACTCCGACAGTACTCCCAATCGCAAAGGCATCAGCAACTAGTGATCACATCATTTATTCTGGTGCGACTGGTGCTGGTAAATATCCGTTCTTTTTCCCGCTTCAGGCTGGAGACGCAGGTATAGCTAGTATTCAAAACTTCCAATATAACACGACAGCTTACTCTGCTGCTGGTGACTCTTCACTGGCGCTTGTTTATCCGCTAGCTGAATTTAACATGACAACTCTCGGCGTGCTTTGTGAACGTGATTTTAAAAACGTAATGGGTGGACCTCCGCGAATCTATGACGGCGCATGTTTGTATTGGATTTTAAACTCGCAAGCGGCAACACCAGCAAACTCTATCTTCTTTGGAGCATTGAATTTCGCATGGGGTTAATAGGAAACGGTTCAGTATTATTGAAGTCTCCAGCATACCTGTCGAGCGGCATTGGCTCTCAGTGTGGTCATGCTGCTAACTTCCATTCATCTGGACGGGCTAAGAACCGCAGATGGATGTTTAATACTAAATCATCATTTCCAGATGGTTATCCTGTACCGTATGCTTTAAAGATAGCTACCAAAGAAGGCGGCATTGCTAGTCAGACTGATATCTCTGGCGTCGGTACACTAACAGGCACGGCAATTTCAGCGCGTATTTCGACAGCTAGCTTAAGTGGCTCTGGCTCTATCACTAACGCAGCACTTGGTCAGATTGTTCAGGCTTCTGCAACACTTGCTGGTACTGGTTCTATTTCAAATGCTGATTTACAGGCAATTTCAACACTGTCTGCGTCTTTGACTGGATCTGGTTCTATTACTACAGCTAATCTTAAATCACTCGTTCCATTAGCTGCAACACTTGCTGGATCTGGATCTATCTCAGCAAATCTTAAGGGTACAGGTCGTCTTAATGCCGACATTGTTCCTTATACCGAGTTAAGCCCAGAGGCACTTGCGAATTCAGTCTCAGCAATAGAGATTGAAACTGGTTACGACCTTAAAGAAGTGTTGAGACTTATTTCTGCCGCTTTGTCTGGAAAACTCTCAGGCGGCGGTACTTCTACAGTAACCATTAGAGACATTAACGACACTGTTGATCGAATTGTAGCAACAGTTGACGCGAGCGGTAACAGAACTGATGTCACTAAGGATGTGAGTTAATGTTTCCGGGGAATTATTTCCCCAAGGTTTATTTTACTGGAGTGTACTTCACTCCCGCCGAAGAGGGTGAATTTGAAGGCGGGCCAAATGGTTCGATTCTGTTTCTAGCCTCTAGATACAGAAAAATATTCAGGAGATAGAAATGAAAGCATATGGTCAACTAGAAGAGGCTCAGCTTCAGAATAAAACCGCAGACCCGACGCTTGGGGTTGATGGTAAAATTTGGTTAAATACAACCTCATCAAAAGCTAAGATTGATATTGGATCAGCTGCTCATGAGATCATTACAAATGATCAGACGCAGACGTTAACTAACAAGACTTTAACCTCTCCAGTAATAAATACACCTTCTGGTATTGTTAAGGGAGATGTTGGTTTAGGGAATGTCGATAATACAAGTGATGCAACAAAAAATGCCGCGAGTGCTACTTTAACAAATAAATCAATCAGCGGTTCAACAAACACAATTACAAACGTCTCTCTTTCATCGGGCGTGACTGGCGATTTACCTGTTGCAAATTTAA